CGTCATTTTGGATATTATAAACAAAAATTTTATTGATTTATGCGTACACTTATGATATACGAGTACGAATAATGGGAAAGTTGTAGCCCACCACCATTACGATAGTGGGCTTTGAGGAAAGATTAAGCAGCTTTTTTAGATTTTTCTTTTTGTAAATCAAGAATATAATTTACACCAGCTTGTGCCATAGCACTTGCTTTAAAGATAGTTTCAGGTTTCGTTTTTATTCTATCTTTCCAGATATTTAAATATTGTATTGCGTGTTTAGTAGGTTCCATTGAGATACCTAACATACAACATTGAATACATGAACCTATTTCGGCAACTAATTCTTCAAACGCATATTTCTCGTTTGATTTAAAGTCTTCGAAATATTTACTTTTATACTTCTCGTCACGATCTAATCTAGACTTATGACCAGTCCAGTGTGTAAGTTCGTGAAGTAAAGTAGCATAAAAATTTACAGTAGCAGAAGAACTACTATTACTATTAAATTGTTCTTTAGATACCATGCCGATAAAATCTTTGCTTGGTATATAGTAACAACTATTTTTTAGAAATATAGCTTCTGAAGAGTACTTGATTTCAGCACCAGTATTTTTTACATACTGTTCTATTTCAGGTAAAGTTTCAGAACCCTCTGCTTTATGATCGTTAAGATGTTCTAATCCAGTAGTTTGGTTAAGATTAAATACATAATAACTTCTCATTAAGTTATATTGTACTTTAACTGAACCATCAACTGTATCAGGTTTTTCACCTTTTCGAGCATTTCTGAATAAAGCTGGTTGCATGTAAATTACTTGTGTGCCTTTAGCACCTTTATTTACTTTGCCACCAAGAGAACTTACTTGTTTAAAAGTTCCCCAAAAGTCAGAAGTAAATTTTGATTCTTCTTTTGCTATCCATAGAGCAATAACATTTATTCCTCTATAATTTCTAGCTAAAAGATTCTTAGGCATTCCTAAAGAAGCCCAAGGTTTTAACCAATTTTTACCATGCTTATCAATCTGACTTAATACTTTATCAACGATTTTTTGCATCATTACTTGTTTTGACATATTGATCTCCTTTTTAGTTATGATTTATTTTTTAAAGGAGTGTATCGGTTTTGTTTGATACATCTTTGTATATCTCGACTTTGACAGTCAAGTTTTATACTCTTGCCTGAGTTGAGTCCTAGTAAATAAATCCATAAAGGGTCTATTTCTAAACCCTTTAAAGTTTATTTATTATTATAATGGTAATGACCAACTTTTGATAAAACGTCCATTAAAAAACTATTCATTTCAAATGAATCTGTTTTGCAATAGCCATTTTCAGTTAATGTCTTTTCAACAGCATTAGTAATATCTATTGCTGAATACTGCTTTCTAGTATCAACTTGAAAGTCATTAATACTTTGTGTTGGTTTTGTTGTACTCATTGGTCTAGGTGTTGTTGCCATTTTTATCTCCTGTTTTAGTTATTGATTTATTCAATATAAATAAATCCATAATAGGGCTTTTTAAAACCCTATTAAAGTTTATTTATGACTATACAGGTCTAAATAACTCAGTAGCATCTTTTCTGTTTTTTAGTAATTTGTTATCAGAAAAAAGCATAACATCTTTGTGTTCACTATCTTTTTTAGGTTTTACATCAAAGTTTTCAGTGATTGCTCTTACTAACATATTTACCTCTAAATAAGCAAAAGTTTGCGTTAAAGGTATATCTACTTTTTTAGTCATTCTTATCTCCTTTGTTTAGTTATGACTTATCGTTATGATAAATCTCAAAACCCTAATAAAAGATAAAGGGTTTTAAGTTTTATATAACTTGAAAGGAAGTGTAATTACCGAGTCCTAATTACTAGACGAGAAAGGCTGGAACCCGAATCCGTTGAAACCAGTAAATTTTAGGACTTACTAAAAACTCTTACTACAACTGAGTTATTTTTTTATGGTTTTAAGTGGTTAAAAATATAAACTGCACTTTTTTTTCGTTTAACAATTAATATTTTAGTTAATTTTACATAGAAGTAAAGCTAAATAATAGTTTTTATTAATTATTATTAGCTTAAATAACCCTTATAAATAGCCACTTTTTAGTCATATTATACTATATATAATTAATTTCGTTAAAAATGACCTTATTTTGTACTAATTTATATTAAAAACCATTAATTTATTGGCTTTATTAATTTTTTTCGTTTATAAAAAAAGAATTATGGAAAGTAACGATGTAGGAAGACCACCTTATTTAAAGAAAGATGAAGATAGTAAAACAGTAGAAGCATTGGCAATAGCAGGTGTCACTCAAACTTTAATAGCACAGATACTTAAAATAAGTGAACCTACATTAAGAAAGAATTTTAGGAGAGAATTAGATACTTCCAAAGCGAGAGCAAATGCTATAATATCACAAGCACTATTTAAAAAAGCCAAAGATGGTAATGTAGTAGCACAGATATTTTGGCTAAAAACACAAGCAGGTTGGAAAGAAAAAAATGCAATCGAACTCACAGGAAAAGACGGAGATAAACTCTTTACCGAAGAACGACAGCTTATTGAAATCAGAAAAATATTTGAAGAGATTAACTTCTCTAAACAAGCAAATATTATTGAAGCACCTGAACTGGTGCAAGACAGCGAGAACGAAACAGATAACACCTAAAGGTGATTGGAATGTTTGGTTAATATTAGCTGGTCGTGGTTGGGGTAAGACTAGAACAGGTGCACAAGATATAGCATTTTATGGACTTACTAGACCTAACTCTAGGATAGCAATAGTAACACCAACATTTGGTGACGGTCGTGATACTTGTATAGAGGGTGTATCAGGTTTGCTAGGTTGTATAGAACCTGACTTAATTGAGAACTGGAATAGAAGTATTGGTGAACTAACTTTAAAGAACGGAACTATTTATAAAACATTTTCTTCGGAACAACCTGATAGATTGAGAGGACCACAATTTCACAGAGCTTGGTGTGATGAATTAGGTAGTTGGAAAAATGAAGAGGCTTGGGATCAATTATTATTCGGATTAAGATTAGGTGATAAACCACAAGCAATAATAACAACGACTCCAAAACCAACACAATTAATAAAAGAATTAGTCAATAACAAAGATTCCCTCGTCACGAGAGGAAGCACATTTGAAAATAAAGATAATCTTGCAGAATCAGCAGTCAAAAAACTAGAAGAAAAATATAAAGGAACTAGACTGGGCAGACAAGAACTTTATGCTGAAATTTTAGAAGATGTGGAGGGTGCTTTATGGAACAGAAATATGCTTTCAAAAGCACTCTTGAATAATACAAATAAATTACCAATTTTTACAAGAACAGTCATAGCTATTGACCCAGCTGTAACGCAAAACAAATCATCAAATGAAACAGGCATAGTGGTTTGTGCTAGAGGTGAAGATAACAAATTTTATATTATTGATGATGTTTCAGGTAAATATACACCTGATGCTTGGGCAAGAAAAGCAGTGGACACTTATTATAAATACGAAGCAGACAAAATTATAGCTGAAGTAAATAATGGTGGAGATTTAGTTGAAAGAGTGATAAGGAATATAGATGGTAATGTTTCTTATGGTAGTGTAAGAGCAACTAAAGGAAAATATTTAAGAGCAGAACCCATATCTGCTTTATACGAACAAGACAGGGTCAAACACTTACAACCCTTTCAATTTTTAGAGGATCAAATGGCAAACTATAACCCAATGACATTTACAGGCAGTCCTGACAGATTAGATGCTTTGGTTTGGGGTTTAACAGAACTATCAATGAGAACAGGAAAAGTTAATTGGAGAATTACTTAATGGCAACAATATACGACAATTTAAAAAATTTATTTACAACAAAAAAAGCAATAGAGAAAAAAGAAGCACCTATCGTTTATTATAACTCTCTAGGTTATGATACGACTAATAAAATTGCTTATGAAGATTTAGCTACAGATGGCTATCAATCTAATGCTATTGTTAATAGATGTATCAATGAAATAGCAAACAACGCAAGTAGAGTTAAAATCAATCTTTTTAGAGGTGAGCAAGAACTAGACAACCACCCTTTACTTGATTTACTTTACAATCCTAGCCCAACATTATCACAAGTAGAGTTTTTTCAATCTGCCTTTTCATATTTACTTATTTCAGGAAATAACTATATGTTGTCTGTTTCAGGAGATAGAACCCCACCTACAGAATTATACAATTTAAGACCTGATAGAATTAGAATTAGAACAGGTAATAGAGCAATGCCACAATCTTATGATTATGTACTTAACGGAAACATAGTTGAGAGTTATGAAGTAGATCAAGCTACAGGTAATTCTAAAGTCAAACACATAAAACTATTTAATCCGTTAGACGATTATTATGGTATGTCCCCAATATCTGCTTGTAGTGTAGATATAGACCAACACAATCTAGCAAACAAACACAACGTAAATCTTTTACAGAATGGTGCTAGACCTAGTGGTGCTGTTATATTTAAACCTAAAGATGAAACAGGTGGGCACGTACAATTATCAGATGTTCAAAGAGATCAATTAGTTAATGATATTAATCAAAGATTTAGTGGCACAGGTAATGCTGGTAAGCCAATGTTATTAGAAGGAGATTTTGACTGGAAAGAAATGGGTCTATCTCCTAAAGATATGGACTTCATACAATTAAAAAATATGTCAGCTAAAGACATAGCTTTAGTTTATGGTGTACCTAGTCAGCTTATTGGTATTCCTGATTCACAAACTTACTCAAACTTTGCAGAAGCTAAACTCGCATTATACAACGAAACAATTATTCCTTTACTAGATAGATTTCAAGGTGATCTTAATGAATGGCTTACACCAATGTTCGGTGA